GCGTCTAGTGCGCCGTGCAGCGTCGCTCGGCAGACCTCGATGGGTACGTGGTCCGTGGCCTTCTTGAGGTCGGTAGACTTCACGGCATCGCCCACATCCACCTGGATCTGAGGTTCCTCACCCGAGAGCATGGCTTGGTTCGGTGCTTGGTGCCTCAGGTAGGGCATGAGCCAGGCGGTGACTAGGCGGGCGGCCAGGATCTCCTCACTGGTGTGGACTGTGGCCACACGGACTCCTCCGTGGTCTGGGAAGGCGGTGAGCTTGCAGGGTGGCAGGTTCACTTTGAACTTGGCCATCATCACTGCGCTCTTCTCGCTCATCGAGACGTTCTCCGTGTCGATTCCCAGCTCGGTCTGCCCGTGTAGGTTGACGTCGCCACCGTGGTACCTCGAGACCAGCCTCTGTGCCGCGGCGAAGGCCAGGTAGTGGGAGTCGTTGATCGACTTCCTCGCCGGTACCCTCTCAGCTGCCTTGGAGCCATCTTCCAGGACCTGACCGTAGGGAAGCCCCGCGTTCCTCCACATGCAGGCCGCTGCACTGTCCGTGGGATAGTAGCTCTGCCCTCTCTCGAGGCTGAGGATGTGCTTCGTCCCTGCTGCGTAGGCGTCTGCCAGCTGGAGCATTGCGCTCTCCCCGGTGTCCTCGTTGTCTCCTGCGAGCTCCAGGAGCTTGTCGAAGTCGATCCCCACGTGGTCCCAGGCCCGGACCCTCAGCGGCCTGGACCCTTGTCCAAGGCGGACTCGCACGGCCATCGGGACGTCCGCGGGCTCGGGGGGCTCCCCGGACTCGAGGAAGGTGAAGAATGCCGCGGAGGCAAGCTCCGCCCGACGGGTCTCCATACGGTGCTGGTGGAGGAAGCGGATGAGCAATGCCATCCGGATAATCCTCAGCCCGTGGTCGACCTCGAAGAGCCTTGCGGCCCCTCGGATCTGTCCACCGTCCGCGGTGTGGATGTCGAAGGTGGAGGTGCTGTGTGGGACTACCTCGGGGACTCGGTGTAGCGGTCTCCTCTTGCTGATCAGGACCCGGGTCTGCGTCCGGATGTTCTCCAGCTCCTGGTCGGTCTGGCCTCCGCGGGTGGCCGTGATGCGGTCCAGGGCCTCCTGCCGGGCCTGGTCCAGTGCCTCTTTGGTCGGTTGACCGAAGTTCGCTGCCCTCGCTAGGGTCGACGCTAGGAAGAACGCTTTCCGGGTGACGCCACCGGTCCTAGGCGGGAAGGGCGCGGACTCGCCGACCAGAGCCGCACCCCTCCAGGATGCGGTCACGGCCTCGAACCACGGACCCTCGAACATCGAGCGGACGAACAGCTCCAACAAGCTGTTGACCCACCAGCTCCTGTGGTCCTGCATCCCTGGCTCGTGGAAGGGAGGACACCTGCCCATGAGAAGCTCGTGAGCAGCGACAAAAGCGGGAAGGTTCGTCTCAGCCGACTGGTAACGCTGTAGCAGGTTTTGCTCCAGGCGGAACCGATACAGCAAGTGCGGAGACAGACGGTGTTCCCCGAGTTGCTGCGCCGACCGGTCGAGTGCCCCCGCGCGCACCCGAGCCAGGATAGTCGTGAAGTTTTTACTCCAGTCAGTTTTCTCAACATCTTTCAAGGCGACTAACAAATTGAGTCCTTGAACCCACCGAACGGATAACCGTGCACCAGGCACGGTTACCACCAGACGCGCCAAATGAGTGAGCGTGTCTGGTCGGTGGATCTGCTGAGCC